GTCACGTTTTTACGCAAGTTGGAGATCTGCACCGTGTTGTAGATGCGCTGCTCCGTCTGCTGAATGAACCTGTTAATTATCTCCGGGTTAGTAGAGTAATCAAACGAGTTTTCAGCGGTCTGCTGTATAGCGGTGACAAGCTCTGTGTATGTCATTACGCCATCGGGCCTCTGGCCATTAAGCCTTTGGTCGCCGCTCCGTTACCGCGAACTTTAATACCGTCGGTTTTTGTAGGCACTACTGGGCCATTGTTGTACATGCCGACACTCATGCGCATGCGGTTGGTGCCCGTAAGTTCAGAAGGTTTGCCGGGAATTTCCTCGACTTTAACTTTCTTACCTGTCATTGTGTGGGGTTCAGCGTACACAGCTGCATCGCCAACTTCTTTGCCCATCATTTTTTTGCTGTATTTAGCCATTATCCGCCCCTCGAAGAGCCACGCTGGTTTGCAACGCGAGCCATGTTGCGACCCATAGATTTCATTTTTGCACCAATAGAGCCACCACCTTTAAGTTTGAGCTTAGTGCCCTTACCGCCCTTGTGCTCTTGCGAATCGTGCTGCTTGAACGCTTTTTTGATGAGGGCTTTATCTTGAGCCATGTCGGCTTTGTCTGATTCCATTTTTGCCATGTTTATCTCCTTAAGACACTGTTATCGTTACTGTACCAACATTCGTAGTAGAAACCAAATAGTTTTGAGTTAATACTGCGTCGAAATTGCTTGACCCACCTACAGGATACCATCCCCACTGAATGTTCCTTGACCCACCTGTTGGATTGCCGTCTGCGTTAACACCGGCTGTGATATAGGTAGTATCTATCCTTGGCTCTCTCAAAGCGATTGCCTCAACGATTGGCTGCATGCCCAACAACAACTGAGGATGATCCGGATCCCAACACTCTGGGCATACCTTCAAATTATACTTTTTTGTCTTGACAATTTCTGTTTTTAATTTTTTTAATTGGAACTGCATGCCACACCGATCACACTCGGCAATAGCTTTACGGCCTGTTGCAAAATTAGCCATTAGGTAGTGCTCCCACCGATGTACTGTTGTCTAGGCACAAAGCGTAGGGCGGCTTTTTCTCGGTCTTCACCAGCAGCCAAATTGAACTGCTCGTCATACGCAGCCTTCAACATCTCTAACCGAACCTGCATTTCGGGCACTTTCATCGCAATATGGTAGGCCAGACCCGCTACTAGGCAAGGTAAAAACCTAAAATTCATGTCGGCAATCGTTGTACCTTTACCTGCGTCTTGAACCCTGCGCATGCGGTAGTAAACGAATTGGTAGGTTTGTGCGTTATCTGGGGTTGGCCACAAAGTAATGGCTGGTAGTTGCGGCACATAAATTGCCGTCCCTGCGCTGTATGCGGTGGCTGTTGAGTTGTTTTGACCCCGAAAACAGTTGCTCAAGGTATTACCATCTATATAGTTGTAGTATACAAACTCACCGCCAGCGCCTAACTGAATATACCCAGACCCCGCCAAACCGTCCGTAGTACTCAATGTTATAGAAGTGGAGGTTGTGGTTATTGCAGTAGATAGTGTTCCGCTGTACAGATTTGTATTACCGCTTAATCTTTGAACCCACACCTGCAACGGGCGGCCCGGCGATAACTTGTTAGGAATAGTAGCGTAATCAGAAACACTTATCCGGGTACATGTAAGGTCAGATTGATTGTATTGCTCCCCTGCACCGGTGCGGATTACATGATCCAGCAAATCAATAGTATCCAGTGGTAAAGAATAAGTATTCAATCCAGAAGTTATATCAATGACCCCCTGCTCGATTGTCCACATGTTCAAGCCACGATTCGCCCACTCGATTGTCATCAGGTTCATTGAACGCCGAGCGGTTTTTAAATCATAACCAGTTCTCATTTCACGACCGGCACGCTCCCACGCTTCCTCGGCAATCTCCGTGAAGTCCATATTGAAAGCAGTAGTACCGGTGGTGTATGCCATTTAGATTTTCTCCGCTGTTTCGTATGCCCGCAGCTTTGCGTTGAGAGCAGAGATTTCTTTATCCCGCTCGGCGAGCTTTTTCATCAGGCTTTCGTTCATGTCAGCCCACATAACAATTTGTTCCATACGCTGCTTGTGATCCCTGTGCATGAGTTCAAACATGCGTTCAGAAGCCTCGAGTTGTTTTTGGATGAACGAAATCATTTTCTAAATCCCGCTGTTTTCTTTGCTACCGTTTTTGGTTGCGCTACGAATTGTTTCCCTGCTTTTTTGCCAGCACGTTTTGCACGCGTTGTTGCAGCATACTCAGAAGGGCTGAGAGCTTTAATTGCATTTTCAGGAAGATATCTTTCACCTGTGTCAGAAGATCGTTTACCACTTTTGGTTCTCCATTTTTGATCGCCCCAATTTTTAAGGGATTGTTGAGGCGCTTTCAATCTCTGTAACCCCCACCAGCGGCCTTGTATCTCTTGGCTACTAGTTGAGCTTTACGCGCTGACCATTGACCAGCCCCTGTTCCTTGCGTTGCCGCAGCTTTTACTTGAGACAAAATCCGCTTACGTAACTCTGGCTTTGTGTAGTTACCCGCTGCATTTACTTTTCCGCCTTCGGCATACTGAGTGAAGTCGGTGTTATCCCGACGCGGTTTCTTTTTTGCGCCGGGCATTTTCTTGGGGTTAATGGCCCCCATACCACGGCTCGCCATCATTTTGCCATCCCGCCGCCGCACATCACCATTGTGCCTTTGGTCTTACCACGTTGGGCGCAGCCATCAGCGCGAGAGGAAGCGGAGCCACCCTTTGCCATCTTCTTTACGGGTTTTACAGGTTTGCCGTCCACGCGAATATCTTGACCAAGTTGCTCAGGCATACCGGGTTCTTTAGGGCTAAGTTTGCGCCCCGCAGATGCGTCATCGGGTTCTTTGGGGGGTGGCCCCATATCTTGTGTGTAGACTTTATCTTTTGGCATGATTTACCTCATAGTTCCACGTGTTTTACCGCGTTGGGCAATCCCATCTCCACGGCTAGATGCTTTGCTTGATTTTACTTTACTCGTAGGTTTGAATGTTAATTTTGTTGTTTTGGCTTTAATCAAACCGCCTTTTTTGTTATTTGCATAAATATCTGGTTGAAAACGATCTTGTTGAACATCTTGATATTGTGGTTGTGGTTGTTGAGTGGGCGGTTGATAGTTTTGGTAGGTGTACGTGCCTGCGTTGACCATACCGGCCAACTGCTTTTGCATAAATGGATTATCTTCGTCTAGATAACTATACCCGCCCGGGTTATACGGATGAGCATTAGTAAATGATGCCGGAAGAGTGTAGTAGGGGTTGCGATAATCCGCTTGCGTATATCCTTCTGGCTGTGCCCCATAGTCTGTTTGCCATGAAGGTGACCCCGGTGCTGCGTATTGGAAAGGTTTAAATTGCGGCGCTGTGTATGTCTGTTTTGGTGCCGGTGGCGGTGGTGGGGTGTAATCTATACCGTATTTTTTTGCGTAGGTGGATAATTCCGCTTCTGTTGGCGTTCTTTTATTCCAAGTTTGAAGTTGTTGTTTTACTTTGTCGATATCTTTTGGTCGCGAGTAATTTTGATACCTACTAAAATCAAGTGCATCTTTACGCGGTGAAGAACGTGCTGTTACACCTTTGGGTGCTTGGTATTTATTATATATATCACCAAATCTATCATTTACATAAGTTTGATAGTTATTGTATCTATCCTCGGTTTGTTGGATTAGTTTATTTTGTCTGTCAATTTCTCGTTTTATTTCATCTTGCGTATGTTTTTTGCTATATTGTTGTATGTCTTTTTCCGCTGACTGCCGTGTTTTTTGTTTTAATGAATTCATAGCAGCTAAATTTTTTTTGTACTCGTTGTAATCCCCAAGTTCTTCCTCTTGCATTCTTAGCGCTTGTGCTTTTGCTGCTGCGTCTGCTTTTGCTTTATCGGCAGCCGCTTTTGCTGCTGCTTTTTGTCGCTCTGCTTCTGCTTTCTCCGCTGCTTTTGCTTTATCGGCGGCTGCTTTTTGTGCTGCAGTTGTCATGATTTTTCCTCAGCAAATTTTACCGCGAGTTTTACCACGTTGAGCAATACCGTCGGCGCGGCTAGAGACTGAACCGCCCTTAGCGTACTTCTTGGTCATGCCGCCTTTTTTCATACCATTAACGGATGCCATAGCTCTTGCACGGGTATCGTCGTCGATGTTTTCATTTCGGCCTTCGCGCACGCTACCGGTTGGTTCGGGCATTGGACGTGGGCGTGGACGGGGTTTAGGTGTTGGCATTGGCGCTGGTGGGGCGGATGATACTAAATCGGAGTCCATGCTAGATTCTATGTTCTCGTCTGAGCTTGCTTTTTCTGCGTCGGCTCGATCACGTAAACGTTTGCCCAATTCAGCACCACCAAGACCCGCTGCACCCATCGCTGCCGCTCTACCAGCTGTACGAGTAATAGCACGACCACCAGCTTCTTGCTGCATAGTACGGCCACGCTCGGTTTTACCGGGAGCGCTAAGACCTTGACGAATACGACCAATATCAGCGCGTTGTGAGCCCACTACATCTTCTAAGGGATGCGGAGTCATACTCTTTGCGTTGGTTTGCTCGGGGGAACGATATTGATAACCTTCCTTAGCGGGTTTGTTCAATCTGGGCATGATGGTTGTACGACCACCAAAACCACCGCCGCCACCGCCACCTTCAAGCAACTGATCGTCTGTAGGTCTTTTGGGCATTGTTGCCATGATTTACTCCTTAACGGGCTTTGCCGCCCATGTTCATCTTGACTGTTTTGCCTTGGGTTTTACCGTATTTTGCAACACCATTGATACTACCGGGGTTAGTGTTTACTTTTGACATTTTGCTTGGCATTGCGGTGGATGCAGAAACAGGCTTGCCTTTTTTGGTGTCGTAGTTCATTGATTGTTTTTTACCGGCATTTACCGTAGCGGTGCTAGCCATGCCGCCTTTTTTCATAGCCACTGTAGCTTGTTCTGGCTTAGGAGAATATTTATCCCCCATACCAACGTTTACTTTACTTTGCTTTGGCATGGCCATTTGTTTCTTGTCCATTGCCATGTCGGCTTTAGAACCTTCTTTTACGCCTTTTTTCTCGACGTCTTTACCGGATTTTTCAAAAGCGGCCATAGTCATACCACCTTTTTTCATGCCCATACCACCCATACCGGCCATACCTGTAGGGGCCATAGAAGCACCACGTCGTTTAGCGGACTTCATTGCCATCATTTTTGGATCCATCGTAGCCATATCACCACCTTTTTTGAAAGTTTTGCCTTTATCGGCAGTTGAAAAATCTTTGCCCACAGACTGCGGGATTCCTACTTTCTTGGCAAACGACGGGTTGTGGGCCACCGCTTCCATGAAATTGTGTTGTTTTTTACTTGTTGACGGCATTTTTGTTTAACAGTTTTTGGACTGTGTTTGTTTCGTATATACGAATAACCATCCACACAATTGTTAGTACCCCGCCGGTCAAAGCAACAACAGGGGGAAACCATTCCATAAAACCGCCTAGGCCGACTACAACGGCAGCGCCATCGGTCATTGTTTTTACGTCATGTGTGTTCATAGTCACCTCAGCAATTCCATGCCCGCAGGCTTTTGTTAATCCGGCTGTTTGGGTCTTTCGCCGTCTTCGCGGATGTGAGTTTCTTCTTCATGCCACTCATCCGAGCGCAGAAAGAGTCGCGCCTCGACCCGCCTTCTGGTTGCGGTGGTTTTAGGTTGTGACCCTCTTTCTTCGCGGAGGCCCGCCCCTTGGCGTTTAGCCCCCCGTTCGGGTTCTTGCCTTCTTTCCTTGTCCATGCTGCTGTTTTTGCCATGTTAAGCCATCGCTTCCGCACAAATTACGTTAACACTGATTGCAGGGGTTGAGGCTGCTCCAGTTGTTATCGCCACAGTCAAAATATCCGGTATGTTACCTTTGATACTTGTAAGGACTGGAAAGAAGAAAGACAAATCAATCTGCTGTAATCCAGAAGGTGGAGATGGGAAAGCGTAAACAACCTCACCACCAGACATAGATGTTGCAGTTACATCTCGTTCAGCAAATGAGTTAAACGAACCCAAACCAGCAAGAGGTTGGAAATTTGCGCCTGTTAACCCTACTTCAGCGGTAGGAGTAGAAGCAATTAACTCAACAATACAAGTCGCCGTTGATGAAATTAAAAGCGTTTGGGGTAACAGTTGACCGCGATCAATCAAACCAATCTGGTAATTACCTGTCGGTGCGTTGGCCATTGCCCCGCCTGTCACGATGTCTTGGAAAGTAATGACTGTAGTGGTGTTTGCTGTAATACGGGCTGTGTAAGCGGCGAGCACTGTACCAACGGTAATAGTACCAATTTGTGCGGATGTAACTCCATACCCAAGGTTAATAACTGCTGTTGTTGCTGAAGGAACCGCGACTACTGGAAATATACCGTTTGCCGTTATAGAGCCCGTGGTAGTAAAACCAGACAAAGTTAATACATCTCCTGCTTGGGAAGCGGTAGTAGACGGGCCGTTTGCAATCAAATTATGATTTTGGCCAAAAGTCAATGTAACCGCTGCGCCAGCTCCAGTAAGAGTAGTAGACGCCACTGTTTGAGACACAGAGACAGTGTATGTACCCGTTGCACCGGAAACACCGGTGATTTGGCCTGTAATATACGTGTTAGCAGAAACACCCGTGCCGGTAACCGTCATACCAATATAGTATGTGTTAGTCACAGCTCCAACAGTCATCGTCGTGCCAGAAATCGTTCCTGTGGCTGTTGCAGCGGATACAACGGCTGCGGTGATGGTGTTAGAAACAGTACCGCCGGGTTTAGCTGCGTAATACAGCATACGGCCCACATAAGCGCTTGCAGTCATACTCGCGCCAGTAGTTGTTAGCGTGGTGGTTGTACCCGCAGAAAATGCGTTGTTAGCGGCTGCAGAAGGTATATTTGCACCACTGTAGTTGTAGGACTGATCTTGAGAAATCTGTCCCATTGGGCGCATACGGAAAGACATTACTGGGTAACGCACTGTATTTGCCGTCATTGTTCTAAAAGGCGCGGCTGGGGACATACCATACGAATATGTAAATCCACGCTGGGGGTCAATTCGACCCTCTACCAAAACAGAAACACCGTAGTGAACCATTGTGTTGTTAGCGGCGGTTGCTCCAGTGTTTCTTTGCTCGTAGCGCACGGGTAAGTTACCTGTACGGCTCCAAGGATTAACCTGCCCAGTGCCAGTAAATGCGCTATTACCAGTTCCAATCTGATGAACAATATATGGCTCACCATTAATCACCACGCCCCAACGCAATGCGCCAGCGCCATACCATGCGTACTCCATCCAAATCATTTGAACGCGAGTCCAGTTAATTGATTTGATAAAATTTTGATCGCCATTCCATGCGTCTATACCAACAAGGGTATCAACAGGGACACCACCAGCAGTGCCTTGCGAATCGGAACGGACACCAACATACATACCATAAGGGTTCAGCGTAGTTGCTGCACCTTTTTGTAAAAAGAAAATTCCGTTTGAATCATCAAAAATTCCAGCACGTTGTTCTTGGTTAGCTTGTGTCGTACCAAAATTTACGTTAGACGCCATATACATTGTTTTACCGGGTTGGTAACGGTGGTACGGGCGAGATTGGCGGATTGTAATGTCTCCACTTGTTGTGGTTATGGTCATAGATACACCACCTAATCCGGGTAAGGGCGTAATAGTTCCAGAACCAGCAATAAAATTTTCCCAACGCAATGGCTGCATGCCGTATTCAAAGTCGGCGTCGTAAATGTTTTGGGATTGGCTTATTTTTTGTTTGCCAACAACATCGCGAAGACGCTGAGGAAACGTAAATTGTGCGGAGCCATCAATACCTCTAAGGGGCATTGCATTGGACAGACTACCTTGATTGGGGGCATTGCCCGTGGTTAACGCGTTTATTAACGGACTATTCGACATACAGTACTCCTTTAAAGCCAAAGAAGGGGGCCGAAGCCCCCGTTTAATTAATCGAAGTTACCGTATGGGTATGCAGTGGTGGTGCCGATGTTGCCATCAAGTTGAGTATAGCGAACAGCAAAGTTAAATTTGCCACCAGTAGGTGCTGCTACAGTGGTGCCTGTGATCGACAACGTAAACACTACTTGTGACAGGTTAGGTTGGCCGTTTGCTTGGACAATATCCGTAGTGGTAGCCAACATGTTAATTAAGTTGGTTGCGCTATAAGAAACTGTCTTACGACCAGCAGTACCTACGGTTGAGGT